AACGGGGGGGCGCCGAAGGGGTGCTTCTGCTCAAGGACCAGCTCGTCCTTGATGTACACGCACTCCTTCGTGTCGTCCCAATAGTCCACGACGTCCACCATGGGGTCCGTGGTGTCCGGGAGGAATCCGTACTCCGCCTCGATGGCGGCGACGGGGCGGCGCGTCCTGTACGCGCCCCACAACAGCCCTTCGGAGGTGCGCTCGTATGAGAAGTACCGCATGTCGAGGGGCATGCAGTCGGGGATATAGGAATCGCCCTCCATGCGCGACACCCACCGCGCGCCTATCCATCCCCGGAGCGCGATGTGATTGGAAAGGAAGGGGAACATCTTGGGTTGCCCCATGCGCACGAGGCGCGTGTCGGCCCGGTAGAGATTCTCGTATATGAAGGACTCGATGGCGCGTTCCCGCTCCGCCGTGATGTCGCCCTCCACGGACGCCTGCCATGTCGTCTCCTGTATCATCGCCACCACGGAATTGGCGAACACCGCCGGCTCGTTCGGCGTCACGGAGATTGAGTTCGGCACGGGATTCCCCTCCGCGTCGGTAAGGGAGTACGCCTCAAGGCGCACCAGCTCGGCATCGTCGTCCATCCTGTCGTAAAGCGGTTGGAGATACGCCTCGCCGCGCTTTACCCTGTCCATTGGGTCCTCGTCCATTGTTCATTCACCTGAAGTATTCGAGTATGCGGGTCCGGCTCTTCTTGCGCGGCTCCACCGTTTCGGGGGTGAACTCGGAGAGTATGTACCTCGCGCACGCCGTGAGGTGGTACTTCTGCTCGTCCTTCACCCGATTCGTGGGGCGGTTCTCCCTGTCCAGCTCCCACAGGCAGTTCATAAGCTCCTCCCTGAAGTTGAGGAGGTCGGCGAAAACGTAAATCTTGTTGCGCTCCATGAGCCCGATAACCCTGTCGAGCTGGGGCGCGATTCCCGAAAGGAGCGGCTCCTTCACCGGCCACCCGTGCGCGGTGTACCCCTCCCGTATCTCCTGTTCCCCGTGCGCCCCCCCGACGCACCGCATGACCGTCATGCCCTCCGTTATCCGTTTGTAGGTATCGACGTGCTGCGACGTCGAGTACCCCTTTCCGGGCAGGTACTCCTCGAAGGCGTAGAAGAATCCCGTGGCGGGGTCCTGCGCGAAGAACAGCGCCGCCGGATTGCTCATGCCGAAGTCGTGCCCGACGTACACCGGCCAGTTCTGCGGTATGGGGAAGCGCGGCACGATGCACGTCTCCTCGTCGAAGGCGCGGAACACGAGCCAGTCCTCCTCGCCCATGTCATCCTCCGCCATGATTTCCTGATGGTACGCGTCGCGCGACATGTCCTTGGTGATTGAAAGAAGCGCCTGCCTGTCGAGGTGGGGATTGTCGTGCGAGGTGAACGTGAACGCGTCCCACACGTCCGGGTCCTGCAGCGCCTTGGCGAACATCTTCGATGCGTGGCGGGGGTCGCGGGCCTTGATGGTGCCCGCCGTGCGCCGCGACGGGGGGGTGTAGATGAACACCGCCTGCCCGTTGGCGTCGAGCATCATCGGGGCGCCGACCACCTCCCACGCGTCCTCGTTCATCATCTGCCACTCGTCGAAGATGAGGAGGTGGCCCCAGTCGCCCCGGAGCGTCTCGGCGTTCCACGCCGTCTTGGCGCGGAGCCTGCAGTCCTTCACGTTGAGCGTCTCGTCGGGAAGGAGGACGTCGGCCTCCTTCGTCATCCGTATGGTGTGCGTGGTCTCGTTCTTCACGAGGTACCCCGCCTTGATGGCGTCGTAGAGCGCGTCGGTCACCTCCTGCCAGAACTTGTCTATCTGCATCGCCGTGGGCGCGGCGTAGAGGACCCTGTTCCCCTTGAGGAACTCGGTCACCGCCTTGATGGCGACGCCTGTGGTCTTTCCGCCCCTGCGCCCGGCGCGTATGATGATTCTCCGCTTCTGCGAGGTGACGAACGCCTCCTGCTTGGCGTGCGGCGCCTTCAGCCGAATGTTGATGACCTGCTCGGAATCCCCAGCGGGATTCTCCTGCACCTTGTTCCGCCGCGCCATTTATTCACCGTAGGTGATGCGGAGGGTCGCCTTCTTCTCCTCCTCCTTCTTGGCGACGGTCTTTCCCTCGATGCGGTCAAGCCCCTCGCGGAGCACGGAGACGTCCCCCATCTCCATCTTGGAGAACAGGGCCGTGGCGACGCGCTGCGCCCCCGTCAGCTTCCCTCCCCATTCCCTCTGCACCTCGTCGGGGTCGCGGGTGAGCAGCTGCCGCAGGTAGCCGGTGATAAGATTCCCCTCGTAGGTGTCGGGGATTGCCTCCTTCTTTTTGGACATTACATGAGTATCGCATGTCCGAATATTTAAATGTTTGTTTTAAATCGGACATTCGTGTTGGAAAAAAGGGGAAAACAGGGTCCCTCGGCACGGAGAATGGAGTGGATGAGGTGTATGCGGCTTCATCGGGACCGAAGCGCCGGGGGAGGAGGAACCCCCGACAGGTAGAGTACGGGGTTCACATATTTAAATATTTCCCATTTCCCCGAACAGCTCACGGTACCGCGCGAGAAGCCGCGCCTTGGCTTCCTGCGGCAGCGTGTCCCCGCCGAACTGTTTCATGCGGGGGGACTGCTCGAAGCGCACGGTGCGCTTCCTGCCGTTCGCCCCCATGAAGGTGATGAATCCGGGACCGAAGGAGAAAATCCTCTCCCCCTTCCTCCTCAACGGGCGGGGACGCGGCTTCGGCTTCTTTTTGGGGGCCTTCAGGCCACGTCTCATGCACTCTTCGCAGATGTTTTTGTGGTCGCCTTGACGGGACACCCACGGGAACTGTCTGCCGCACACCCAGCACTCCGCCGTGGCGACGCCCCACCCGATGCGCTCCTTGGCGGCTGCCTTCCTGCCCTCGCGCCGGAGCATCATTCCCTCACCCTCTCCTCGTCCCAGTACGGGCTGTGGCACTTCGGGCAGGTCCTCGGCGGCTTTTCGGAGCGGGGATGCCACTCCCAGCCGCACCGCTCGCACGACAAAAGGGCGAACGGGCGTATGTTCTGTTTTGCTTTTTGCATAACCAATATAGTATCTAATCATATATAAATGTTTCCTTCCCCTTTGGAGCGCCCCTGCGCACACATTCCGTATGCTTTCGTGCAAAGTCAACTACATGAGTTTTTGATATTAGTAGATACTTATATGTTTCCACTGGAAACTCGGAATATTATTCCGAAACACCCCTCATAATTTTAAATATGTTTAACATGTTTAACGCGGCGCAGATTGGATAAAAAATGGATAAATTCTAATTCCAGCAAAATGGGGGTTATTTTGGAAAATATTAAAGATTCGTTCCCAGATAGGCACTTTTTGAGTTGGGCGCACACCCAAAAAACATATACACCCCCTAAGCTGTAAATTATTTTTGGCAAAAATGGGGTGTTTTTGATTGGTATCGCCGTACCTATCTTTCGTGTGGAACTATGGTACTTTGGGGAGCCGCATACGTATGAAAACTATGTGTATTCCCATAAGGGTTATTATATATTATATATCCAGTTATCCTATATTATATATTATATTAGTAATCTTAATAATATTATATAATATTGCTTCTTTTTGGATAATTTTGTGGATAATACGAGGGATACATTGTTGACGGTGTACCAACTGATACGTATGAGAGGTGAAAAATCGGGATAATCTTCGAGGGACCCCACTACGGTAGTGTGGTGGCGGCGGTGTCGGAAACTATCCCACCCCTCCACCCATACCCCATTACGTCGTATAATTGAGGTTCTTGCTTTTTTCTCTTCATGTATTCTGCCTCCATACGGCAATTAGAGGCACAATTAGCCCCCGATTGCATAATAACCGCAACGTCGTATAATGTGTATTATACGACGTTATGCAAATAATTATTGCACAAATAATTTATGCACACTTTGGGTCGTGCCGGAGCCGCTCATGGGGAGCCCGCACGTATAACCGAGTTATATCTTCCCATAACTCAGTTATAAGACGACGTACACAAGAATACACTACTCCCCAACCATGTACATCAATGTACACAAGTGTACATTATTTCATATATACAATATATATTCTCCCCAACGAATATATATTCCATCACAAAAATATATACTTAACCAAGAAAATATATAGAATATATACTTTATTCCAATTAGAATATAAAACAAATAATTATTGCACATGTTAGGCGTACCTAACATTGGTAGGTCACCCTATGGATTCCTACCGCCGACACCGCGCCACATATACTCCGTATAAACGTATATTAGATGCACCGCACAAAGGTGTGCAAAGCTGTATATGAACTATGAAACCGAAAAAGAAGGT